CACCAGTTCGCCTAGTTCTCGCTGGCATATGGCGCTGCCATCAGGTCGCGGTTGTTGATCGATGTTGTTGAGCAAACGCACTAGATCGCTGAGTCGCATCAGAATTCAAAGAGGTTTTGGAAAGTGTTGTCGGTGTTAGTGCTGGCAGCAAGATCCCAATCTAACACACCCAGGAGATTATCGATCTTCTGATCCACCACTGTGGCTTGCATCTCTGAATCATTGAATGGTAGCTCGCGGAACCATTGTGGCAGATGCAGTTCATCGGTGGGATATGCGATAGACGTCCAACCCAGAGCATTGGGACGCAGCTTGCACACGATGGCCTTCATTCCATCCACGATCTGCATGGAATAGTTATCACCATTCATGCGTCGCATGGTATTCCAGTTCATGCCCGCTCTCACGTGTCCGGGCATGTTGGCACGACCTTCGCGTTGTTCTTTTTTCACATACTGAGTGAGATTGTTAATGCGTTTGGGGCTGCCTTTTTCCCATCCTGGTCTTTCAGCAAAAGCATATTTGAACTCTCGGATTTTTTCTACCACGCTGTCTTTTTCAGAACCTGTGAGCACATCATCCAGCACAGTGCTCAGGAAGTCTTGGATGACCTTAGGTGTGTCAGATCTCTTGAGATCCAACCCCATAGCCTTGACCTTGCCAGGACTGCCGTTCACATCTACACGGCGTCCTTCCTTGTCGATGATCATCACAGCATAGCGTTTTTTGGTTATGAACAATCCTCGAGATGCTACCACTTCTCGTCCACCGCGTATGACTTCACCCATCTCTCGAGGCACATGGAAAGCACGCTCCATGAATCCCGGAAAACTCTGGTTCACTTGTTCGGCGATGCTGTTGTAAAGGGCGATACAGGTTTCTTTGGACCATTCCATGCGACCCTGTTCCACCTCTTTTTTCAACACAGGCCATGCACTGAAATAACACGAATCTGTGTCGCCATATATGATAGCTTCGCCCACATGATCGTACTTACCCGTGATACATTCGTTCACACAGGCATCCATGTGTTGCGCGATGGCACGGCCTGTGAGGGTGGTGGATTGACCAATTCTCTTGTCAAAGAAACGACAGCCAGGGTTCAAGATCGCACCGTAAAGACTGTTCAAATTGATCTTCTTGACCAGCTGGCGTTTGTCCCAATATTCTTCATCTTCTTTGGACGTGCATTCTTTGAGCCTTTTTTGCATGTCTTTTCGTTCGGCATACCAGCGTTTGAGCAGGCCAGGAATCACAGCTTCTGTCTCATAGGTGAATATGGTTCCATTGGCCGTGAGCATCCAGGGTTGGTTAGAATCAAATATCATTCGCCATACTTCCGCGGCCGAGTGCACCGATTCTGCACCATCCTGCCAGTCTATGGTTATCTCTGTACCGCGGTGTTGCTCCATCACGGCTGTGTATTCCAGGGTGCCAAACAGTCCTTCCCAGGCTGCGGCGAAACTGGCACCACCTCGTTGCTTGTCTTGTATATAACGATCGGTCATGATGGGCCTGAGCTGGCCCACGATGGTTTCGGGGCCCATGTTGAGGGCCCGGATCGCGGAAGGATATAGGCTGTTGATATCGATTGATCCAACCCAGTCGTGCATGCCTTTCTTGGGTGATGCTACATAGGCACCCGCGGCCTGTGTGTCGTCGTCGGTAAGACGTTCCTTTCTTACTGGCACTACCATGCCGCGCTCGTGTGCTTCATTGATGATGGCCTGTTCTGTCACAGCCACCGCCCCCATGGTGGTGGGCAGCAGCACTGTGTTCTCATGTGCCAGGGTATTGGCCAAATCCAGGAATCTCAGCTTGCGATCGATATCGGCCAGGCCACGCACGTCCTGCCGGTTGTACTCGATAAAAGTTTTCCAGTTCTGGTTGTAGAGCTGATCCAGCGTGCCTTCGAACCGGGTCTTGCCGCCCAATTCTTCGTATTCCAGGATGGCATCTAGGCTGTAGCTGTGCCGCTCTTCGTAGGTATACTTCCTGTAGAGCTGCATGTAGTCTAGATGAACACGACCGATGAGATCGAAAGTGATGTTCTCGGCTCCAAACCTCTCAAAGGTCCTTTGCTTGGGCATCTGGTTCCACAGGCAGAAACGCCTGGTATCGTCTTTGCTCAGCACGCGGGTGGTACGCTGTATGGTGTAAGGGATGTCATAGCCCTCAGAGTTCCAGCCCGACAACACATCCGCATCTGCGATGAGATTCAGGAATGTGTCCAGCAGCTCACTTTCTTCCCAGAACACGAAAGTATTGGGGAATTCAGCAGCGATTTCGGCCGCGGTTTCCTTGCTCATGTGCCTGGGCGGTCTCACCAGTGTGACCAACTGATCCAGCCAATCTAGATATACCGATATGGCCGTGATGGCATTGAAAGGGTCTTCGGGACGCGAGAATCCACGCTCAGGATCAAAATCTACTTCGATGTCAAAGAATGCTGTGTGTAACCGAGGAGCGTCTTGGCCTTTGTAGTTTTCTTCGAGACAACGGAATATGGGATTGATGTCGGCTTCGTAGAGACGCTTGCCTTTCTGTATGGCCATTTCCTTGCGGAACTCTTTGGAGTTGCGTGTGGAGAACCGGGCCACGGAGGTGCCATAGATCGATCGGAATTTGCCACGAGGATCATCGTAATAAAAGATGAAGTTGGCTGGATGTTCTTCGTAGTAGCGTTCGCCATCGCGGCGTCCTACGATGTGTATGCGATCTCGTTCGCGATCAAACAGACTGTCGATGTAGCTGATGATATTCTCCGTTTATGGCCGGTTTGCCTTGATTCATGCTGGTTGCGCCAGCGAGTCGATTGGAATAAAATTACTTATAGCGTTTTGCCAACTGTGGTCAGGATGGTCTCCAGCAGGGCATGATCCTGTTGTTCCTTGCCAAATTCAGCCTTGTGTGCCAGGCGGATAGCTTTCTTGAGCACATTGGGCTTGATCTCTAGTTCTTCGGCCACGGCCTTGATGGTATCTGCCAGGCCGCCGTTGAGTGTCTCTACTTCGTGCATGACCTGCATGCCTTCGTTCACCATCTGTGTGAGTTTGGCTTTTTGTTCGGCTGTGAATGTGCGTGTGTCCATGTGTGTCCTCTAATAACGGTATGTTTCTGATTTGTATGGTCCTTCGGCATCAACTCCAATATAGCGAGCTTGCTCAAAGGACAGTGTAGTTAGCATAGCACCTATTTTGCCAAGATGCAACCTAGCCACTTCTTCATCGAGGTGTTTTGGCAAAACCGATATCGTGTTTGGGGCATAGTTTTTGTGGTTCTGGAACAGTTCTATCTGGGCGATGACCTGATTGGTGAAACTGTTGCTCATCACGAAACTGGGATGACCGGTAGCACATCCAAGATTGATCAATCGGCCCTTGGCTAATAAAATGATCCTTTTGCCATCAGGCCAGATCACATGATCCACTTGTGGTTTGATCTCTTCCCATTCTAGATCAGATAAAGATGCTACATCGATCTCGTTGTCAAAGTGACCGATGTTGCACACGATGGCCTGATCGCGCATGCGATCCATGTGTGCGCGAGTGATCACATTGATGTTGCCAGTGGCCGTGACGAAAATGTCTGCCCGATCAGCTGCATAATCCATTGTTACCACACGATAGCCTTCCATGGCAGCCTGCAGTGCGCAGATCGGATCTATCTCTGTGACCCAGACCTGTGCACTCAAAGCACGCAGGGCCTGGGCGGAACCTTTGCCCACATCACCGTAGCCACACACCACGGCCACCTTGCCAGCGATCATGACGTCGGTGGCGCGCTTGATACCATCCACAAGACTTTCACGGCAGCCATAGAGATTGTCAAATTTTGATTTGGTCACCGAATCGTTCACGTTGATGGCCGGAAATGGCAGCAGTCCTGCTGCGGCTTTTTCTCTCAGGCGCAGTATGCCAGTGGTGGTCTCCTCGCTCACACCCAGGATGCCCGGCACCAGATCGGGATAGCGCGTGAGGATACGGTCAGTGAGATCATGACCGTCGTCCAGGATAAGGTTGGGCTGCCAGCCTTCGATGGTCTGGTCGATACACCACCAGTATTCCGATTCGGTCTCGCCTTTCCAGGCCCAGACCGAGATGCCAAGATCCGCGATGGCGGCTGCAGCATGGTCTTGGGTGCTGAATATGTTGCAAGAGCTCCAGCGTACTTCAGCGCCCAGGGCCACTAAGACCTTTATGAGCACAGCGGTCTGGATGGTCATGTGCAGGCTGCCCACGATGCGAGCCCCGGTCAAGGGCTGTAGATCAAGATATTTGTCGCGTACTGCCATGAGGCCGGGCATTTCAGTCTCGGCGATGGCGATTTCTCGGTGGCCCCATGGGGCCAGTGTGATGTCAGTCACTTGATAATGTGTTCGAGGTGTGATCATGGGCATAGTATTGTTCATAGATGTATGTATGCTCACTTCGTGTATCCGGTAGCGATTCAGATGCAACGGGCAGCAGCCGCCCATCGGCCTTGGGTTCTAACGGTCCTAAGGCTGATCCTTAAGTCTGTGATAAACTTCTATCTGTTCCAACATTTCTTGGAGCACAGGATCTGTTTCGGCGGCCTGGAAGATCCGCTGCCACCGTTGGTTCCGCAGCATTTTTTGCCGTAATGGTCCTTCTCGCACCAGTTCACGCTGGTTGGTACCAGCCAACCTGCGGTAGATGGTATCTCCGGAATCGGGTGATTCGTAGATGTAGGGGCGATCTTCGGTCATGCAGGACTGTAGGGATTGGTCGGCAGATCTGTGCCATCATCTTGAGACCACACGGGATATTGGTCCGGATTCATTTCTTGGGTGCTGTGGACACGCGGATCGGAGCTTTACCCGAACCACCGGAACCCTTGCCGGCGCGCCCAGCAGCGCCTTGGGCCCGGCGCTTGCGCGACACTGCGCTCTTTTTCTCTGCCGCGCTCATTGATCGGGCTTTGGCTGCTGGCACACATTTTGCATAACCACTCTTTTCACCAGAAGTACCGCACTCCGGATGCCGGCCATCTTTCTTTTTTCCGATGTTGACCCACTTCTGGCGGAACCACTTGCGCAGTCCGCCTTCATATCTTTCCATTATAAACTCATGGGCGCGCATGGTCAACCGCCAGCCGCGGCGATGGCGGCGCCTCGATCAAAACTGGCACTGCGGCTCTGAGGTGTGCGGCGATTGCGCTGCCACCATTCATAGCCGGCACGATGTCCCGAACAGTCTCGTGTGCATTCACTGCCGCGGAACTGGAGTTCGTCGAGCTGTTCTTCATTGGCTTTCTTTTTCCTGCCGGCACAATGGGCACGCTGGCTAAAACCACGCGGCCTTGCACAGTTGATCGACCGCTTGTAGCGTTCGGACCACTTCTCTGCCACGAATTCTTGTGCTCTCACGCTGGTGTGGGCTGCCGCATGGCCGCGCTCATCATGCGCCGGGCTTCGGTCCAGCTGGCGGCAGTGAAAACAAACTCTCGGCGCTGCTTTGCACCAGCGAACGTGACTGTGGCCCAGAATCGGTATTGTTGCATGATCCGCTCCTCGTATCAATCTTGCTTTGCCTTGCCCATTCGCCAGCCACCGCCCTTAGATTTATAATATTTGGCAGCCCAGGCATTGGCATAGGCCGAAGGATACACATCAAACTTTGATCTGGCAGCGCTCTTGGCACGGCTCCACAGTTCGGGGTTGGTGGGCTGCGGTTTCTTCTTGGCTTCGTCGAGATCAGAGCGCACTGCATAGTCCACATCTATGTCCGTGACCCGGTGACCTTGCTTGGCGAAATGCCGTTCGATCTGATCACGGAATCCTTCATCGGAGGTGATGCGCACCTTTTTCTTGCTGCCATCATCCAGTGTGACAGTGGCGATGTGATATTCACCATCTCGTAGGCCTTCTGCGGTGACCACGGGCTTGTTGCTTCCGGGATTGGTGTTGGCGCCACGACCTGAAAGCTTGCCTGCCCGGCCTTCACGACCTTGGCCGATGTGCCGGCTGCCGTGTTGGCGCAGCCTGGTGCCCAGTCTGGGCATGCGTGCGGGTTCCTGTTTGATCTCACCACCGCGAGCCAGATAATCCTTCATGGCATCATCGATGTCATCTTCCTGCAGACCTCCTGCGCTATCTTCCCTGGTCATGAGATCTCGGAGCTCTCTGCGGCCCCGATCCAGCATTTCTGCATCGGCTGGTGTGGCATAACGATCCGGCTGCCCCGGTTGCGAGATAACGATGTTCCAGTTGGCGCCAAACCTCTGTGCTGTGGCCCGACTGGCCAGCTCCTTGGCCAATCTTGCGGAACCATGGCGCTGCATCTCCTGCTGATATTGTTGCTGATAAAATCGTGTGGCTTCATTGGGTGCTGCTTCGGCCACCGCGGCCGTGCCTCTGCGTTGTTTGAGCTGCTGCAGCAGTTGTTCCAGCCGTTCGATGTCGGCTTCTTCTGCGTCATTTTCAGCATCCAATCGGGAGATGTCCGAGCGGTCCTGTGCCTGGCCGCTGCGGAAGTCCAGGATCAGGGCTTCGAGATCGTTCTGGGCCTGCGGATGCCGTGCCCTCAGCATGTGCAAGATGCGGTCGATCCGGGCGCTGGCGCGCCGACCGGTCTTGGCAGCGGTGGGCTGTGTTTCGTTGAGCCGGCTGATCTGGCCCTGTTCTATGCGGGCCGAAGCGCGGGCCGCGTCAAAGTCCATGAAATCTGTGTGGCTGCCATCCGGAAAGGTCACGCGGAAACGATATGCACCCCGAGGGCGCTCGGCTTCGATGTCGCGCATGGAGAGTCGATCGCGCCGGCCAGGAGGGATGTCGCTGGGCTTCATGGCTTCCGAGACATCTTGCTGGCGTTGATCCAGATACCGCTGGCGTTCGGCCGCGATCTTCTTGGCCATGGCCTGTTGTTCTGCAGGTGTGATTCGATAATGTTCCACTGCCCCGCTTCTCTGCACTCGGGCCAGGATTTCTTCGAAGCTGGGACTATCGGGATCCGGATCGTCCTCATCACTTGAGAAGGTGAAAACTTCTGGGTTACCGTTGATAGAGAAAACATATCGCTCTTCGCCTATGTCGTGGTCCGTGCCCTGGAATTTTACTCTAGAGGGTTGGTCTGTGTTTTCAAAAAGGTCAGTGAATATCATGT